AATGTATCTGTAGTGCCAGAATTAACTGCTAAAACTCCTGTAACATCTACTCCAGATGAACTTGTTGTTAATACAGTAGAATTATTATGTTTTATTTTAACTGTACCAGCTTCACCTCCTCCATCTTCAAATGCCATGAAATCAAATCCATCAGAATCTTGTATTTTTAAATTAGTTCCTCGTAAGAATAAACTACCTGTTCCAGAATCTTGTATACGACTATTTGAACCATCATGATAAATTTCTAAATCTGAACTTGTGCCAAATTTTAATTTATCATTATCACTAAATAAAACATCTGCATTGCTATCAGCTACAACAGCTTTAGAAGCTTCTACAGTTCCTGCTGTAGTTACATCGACATAATTTAGTTCAGTTGTAGTTGCTGTTACACCATCAAGTAAATTTAATTCTGTAGCAGTTGAAGTAACTCCATCAAGTATATTAAGTTCAGCAGTTGTAGATGTTACACCGTCAAGTAAATTTATTTCAGTTGCTGTAGCTGTAACACCATCAAGAATATTTAATTCAGCAGTAGTTGAAGTAACACCATCAAGGATGTTTAGTTCTGCTGTGCTTGATGTAACTCCATCAAGTATATTAAGTTCAGTAGTAGTTGCTGTAACTCCATCAAGAATATTTAATTCCGCTGTGCTTGATGTAACTCCATCAAGAATATTAAGCTCTGCAGTTGTAGAAGTTACTCCATCTAATATATTAAGTTCGGCTGTAGTCGATGTGATACCATCTAAAATATTTAACTCAGCAGCAGTTGATGTAATTGCTGTACCATTAAAGTTAATACCATCTAGGTAAGCTATACCATCAACGTATAAATCTTTCCACTCTTGAGAAGAACTTCCTAAGTCGTATGTATTGTCTGTATTAGGAATAATATTTGAATTAACATCTGCACCAAAAACTACATTATCGTCTGCTGCATCACCTAATGTTAATGTACCACCATTAAATGTAGTAGTTCCTGTAACTGTTAAATTACCTCCAACATCAACATTACCTGTAGTAGTTACAGAAGTAAATGTACCAGTAGAAGCTGAGTTAGCTCCAATAGTTGCACCATCAACTGTACCACCATTAATGTCTGCAGTATCAGCTACTAAGGCATCTGTAGTTACAGTGCCATCAAAAAATGCATCTTTAAATTCTAAAGAGCTTGTTCCTAAATCTATATCATTATCTGTAACAGGAACAATAGCTCCATCTTGTATTCTTATTTGTTCTACTGCTGCAGAAGAAACTTCTACATAAAATCCTACTCTATTATTAGTGCTATCAATTTCTACTTTATTTAAAAAGTCTAAGTCACCAATTTTAAATATATTACCACCTTGTCCAGCAGAACCATCGTGTCTGTGTCCAGTATTAGTAGCACTTGTAGATGAATATGCAAATGCATTTACTAACTGATTATATTCATCATTAAATAATGCTGCGGTGATAGTATCACCATCAATAAAAGAACTTTGTCTTGTATATGTTTGTGCCATTTATTATCTCCTACCTGAAGGTATAAAATCTACATAAAAACCATTTATAGTATATGGTGCTTTACTGTCTTCACTTAAAAAAGTAAAATTGTTACTTGTTCCACTACCTTGTAAAGGAACTCTAATTAGTGGATTATCGCCTCCACCAAATACGTTTGTATTAAAAACTGCGTCTCCAAATTTTGAAGGTGGGTTTATTATTCCAATATCAAATAAACTTCCCGGCTGTGGAACTTCTGTATTTCCATAATCAAATCGAACTTGAACATCCGGTTCAACAATACCTTCTGAACTTGCTGAAACTCTTATATAGTGTAAAGTTTTTAATGTACCTAAATCTCCATAATCATAATTAGGTGTTTCAAATCTTGCTAAAATATTAGTGCCATCAAAACTATTTCCTATGTCATGTTGATAAACAAAACCATTTGTATCGCCATGATAGTATTGTTCAATATTATTATTATCAAAACCTGAACCAATACCGGTAACTTCTAAACCTCTTGTTTCAGACCATTGAAAACCATCTGGTCTTAACGTGCCTATAATTCCTCGTTGTGCTGAATTAGATGCTCCAGTATTAGTGTAAAATAATCTGTACTGTGATTTTTCTCTAAGTACAACACTTGAAATAACAAAACTATCTATTGATTCAGCTAAAGAAGTTACAATCGGCTGAATAGCTTGACTAATAGTTCCTAACTCAACATCACCAATTCTTGCTGTACCAGCTATTGTTCTTAATCCATCTGGGGCTAAAAATATTAAGTCACCACCAATCTCTTGAATACTATAGCCACTTAAACAACCTACGTTTTTAGTAACAGGTACGATTGCAATATTACTTGAATCATTTATATTTATAAGTTTAAATATACTATTTGTACAAAATATAAATAATTCATTACGGAAACTTTTAATACCTTCTATCTGGTCTTCTAAAACTATTGAACCTGAACCAGTGCTAGTAAAATCTGTTGGGTCTAAAGTACCACTAAAAAATATAGTATTTAAATTATCTTCTACTCCAGCAGCTATTAAATGCTTGTCATGAACAGTTACATGTTTTACCCCTTTTGTACCAGTAACTGTTATTTCCCCACCAAAGAATGTTCTAGTATTTATATTAGCACCTGTACCTTCCATTCTAAAAAAGTACGGTTTATTTACTCCATCGGCAATAATTAATGTACCATAATTAGAAGTAGCACTTTCAAATAAAGCAAAACTATTTTGTCCTTGGCTAGTTCTTGTTAAAACACTACGACCTGTAAAAGCTGTATGATTATCTCCACTACTAGCAACACTACTTCTATTTATTTCGGTCCAAGATGTACCAGTTTGACTAAAATAAATACTTGTACCTGCACAAGCAACAACCCCATCTGCATAAGGTATAGTACCTAAAATATCAGTTGTACTACCAGTTGGTTGTACTGCACTTGTTGTACCAAATTTTTGATATCCATTAATACGTCTATAGCCTCCCTCAATAGAAACTTCAAAGTTTCGTAAATCCTTGGCAACTCCCGGAGTTTTAAGTAAGTCTATTACATTTGAAGACTTAACTAACCCTCCGTTAACTGCTACGGTATAAGGTTGACTTCTAGCCATATTAAGCTATAAGTTTTTGGACAGATGTTGGTGTAACTTTTTCAGCTATTTGAGCATCAAGACCATCTTTTTTAGACTGGACTTCATCTTCACCCATAGCTGCTTCAACCCAACCTTGTACATCACTTGCAGTTAAGTCTGCAAATTCTGTAAAGCTTGATAAGTCTGAAGTATCTAAACCCTGAGACCCATATACTGTTGCAGTTTGCGGATTATCATCTGCATCATTATTAGTATCATCAGTAGCTGTTAGTCTCCAGTGCACATTATAAACTACGTCAGACTTAGAGTCTTTTGTAGGATAAGTGTCCACAGTTTTTACATCCCATTCATATGATATTGCCATTTTAGTCACCTCCTTTGAGTGTGTTAATTTCAGATTGTAAGGCTTCAATCTGTTCTTGTTGTTCTTGGATTGCTTTAGTAAGCACAGCAGTCAATTTACCATAATCCATACCTTGCATTTCTTCCCCATCTTTTTCACCTACTATAGCGTATGGCACTATTGATTGTGCTTCATGGGCAATGAAACCTTCAGTAAGCTCATCAGGATTAGTTTTAAAATTAAATTGAACAGGTTTTAAATTTTTTATTTTTGATATTGCTTCCCACTCATAAACTAAATTTTCTTTCATTCTGTAATCAGAACTTGTTACATAACTTGTTCCTGAACCATCTGTAGTAATACGACCAACTTGCCCATTATTATTGTTAAAAGTTATTGCATTACAAGAACCAGTACCATTGTCTTTAGTGTTTAAAATTCTACCACCACTTCCTAAATTATTAAATTCTACTAAAGCAGTGCTTGTACCTACTGTACTTGTGGTATTAATAAGAACCTTACCATCAGAACCAATTCGCATTCTTTCTGTATTATTAGTAGAAAAAATCATTGGTGTATTTTCTCTATTAGTTAAATAAACATTACTAGCATCATTACCTAATGAAAAACCGTCATTTACAGTATTTCCTGTAGTAGTATTATGAATAGAAATAAAAGTTTGAGATGTGCCACCAATTTGCAAACTGTAACCTGTATAACCTGTGAATGGTGTCATGCCAATTCCAACATTTTCGGAACTATCAATAGTAATAGCAGTAGCATCACCATTGTCAACAATGCTTGGTGTGCTTGAAAGTTCTACTGGTATCTTTGTAGTCATGCTTCTAATTCCTCTATTCTAGTTTGTAAATCTTCTATTAGTTCTTGTTGTTCTTGGATTGCTTTAGTTAGTAAAGGTGTCAATTTTGCATAATCCATACTTTGCATATCTTCACCATCTTTTTCTCCGCTTACTAAATATGGCAAAATTTCTTGGATTTCGTGTGCAATAAATCCTGTTACAGTTTCACTTTGATTATCCTTAAAATTAAATTTACTTGGTTTTAATGACTTGAGTAAAGTAGTTGCATCCCAGTCTGTTATTACATTTTCTTTTAATCTGTAATCAGAGCCAGAAGTATAAGATACTGAACTGGTAGTTCCTGTAATAGCACCTATTTGTGCAGCACCACCAGAAGTTTTAACAAATTGTAGATGTGTAACAGTACCCGAACCTGTGGATTCGCTTCGTATAACTTGATTGCTTAATTCTTGGACAGTTAAAGCACCAGTTACGCTAGTGGTATTTATTCCAACACCACCACCAGAAGTAATTCTCATTCTTTCTGAACCACCATTAGTAGCAAATTGCATGGAATTATCAGAATGAGAATATTGTATATAACCTGCATAAATGCTTGTACCACTAGAACCATCTGCAAAGTACACTGTACAAGCACCACTTGTTGAAGCATTTATGCTTAATGTACCATTACCTGAAAAGTCATTTATTGAAAGTTGCCTATCTGGGGATGAAGTTCCAATTCCAACATTACCAGCAGCATCAATACGCATTGCTTCTGCATCGTTAGAACCTGCACCACCACCTGTTCTAAAAACTATTAATCCTGAACCAGCTGTATCACCATAAGCTCTTAACCAAGTAGTATCACTTGAATACTGTAAAACAGCACAAGCATCTTGATGGTCAACTAAGCCACCTCTAGCCATTACAACATTGTTAGATGCTAAAACTCCTGATTCAGTTGATAAGTTGTTAAATGTTGTAGTTCCAACTAAAACATTACCAGAAGAATCAATTCGCATTCTTTCTGAATTACCAGTAAGCATTGTAATAATGCCATTGTCATTTAAAACAATTTCAGTATCTGAAGTATCATCATCACTATCAGCTAAAACCAAATGACCATTACCTGAACCATCGTTATAAATATTAAATTCTCTAGTATCACCACTTTCGGTTAATTTTATGTGTGGTGCTGCATTTGTACCTGTTGCTGCTATCTCTAATTTACCTGTTGGACTTGTAGTTCCTATTCCAACTCGTTCAGAACTATCAATAGTTATAGCAGTAGCATCAGAACTGTCTGATACACCTGTGCTTAATAAACCTCTTGAGATTTTTGTTAATGCCATATTAGTCTCCTAAAAATATGTACGGTCATCCGTCATTCGTCTTGGTGTTGGATTCATAAGATTTGATTTCATATACTTCAAACCTTTTCTATAATCATCTAAAGCAAAAGATGCTTGTTGTGGACTTTCTTTAAACTGCCAAACATAGTAACGTACTCTAGCAGTAATTACATTGCTGTATTGCTCTGGGAATACTATTTCATCACTATGAGCACTTAATGCTGTAGGTCTATTAAAAGCATAAAAATGCACATTATAAACTTTATCTGGTATTGGACTTAATCCAAACTTTCTATTATCTGGTGATTTAATAACAAAATTAGGCTCACCATTAATAGAGTTTGCATCATCCGTATTTTCACTATCACGATAATATCTTCGCCAATCAGCATGATTTAATAATCTTAATCCTTTTGAAACAAATGGACTAGATTCACCACTAACATTAATGGTAGTAATATAAAAATCATCCCAGTCAACAGAAGCATAGTCAGTTATAATACTGCTACTATCTGATTTTAAAGTATACCAACGCTGTCCAGCAACTGTAGCGACAGTAACATTTCCATAAAACGGGTCTGTACCACCACTTACCCCTGCTGAAAAAAAAGGTAATTGTGGTTCTTCATTAGCAATATCATAAATAGATTTATTAATTGCATCTTTTACAAACTTTTGAAAACCTTGGGCATTAGCAAAATTTACAGAAGTTAAAGTTAATTCATTTAACTCCTGTAAAATTTCATTAGTTAATTCTAAATATGTATTAGCCATTATTTACTATGTAGTTTTTGAATATTAAAAAGCTTTTTTACTAGCTCCTTTATGAGGTTTATAACCTTATTTTTCTTCTTTGTCGTTTTCGTATTTAAATTTCATAGTGTTGTAACCTACCATCTCTAAACACTTTTTTTCTTTTTCATGAATTGTTTCGTAGTAACTAATTTGTTTTTCCATTGTATCTCCTTAAAAAAAGGAGGAGTCCGAAGACTCCCCCAATTTTATTAATCAACTGTGTAAAAAGCTGAAACTAATGCTTCAGGTCTTAACACTTTTGCTCCGTAAACGTGCAATCCTCTTACGATATCACCGAAAGAACT